TAAATCTCGTTTGACTGTAGAGAATAAGGTGGTTGATGTTCGGTTGACTTATGATAAAGGGCTTGATCGGTATTACGGACTATTGGAGCTTGCAGAAAAGTATGGAATCTTCAAGAAGGTATCTACTAGATATGAACTTCCTGATGGTTCCAAGCAATTCGGTAAAACAATTTTGAATAATCCAAAAGATTATTTTACTGATGAAATTATGCAGAAATTAGAAACGGCCGCAGAAAAAGAATTTAAATATGGATAATATATAATGAGTCATTTTAGATTCATAGAAAAAAATATTGATGTAAGTAAAATCGTAAATGAAATTCGATCTGATGATTGGGGTGTTGTTGGTAAGTTAGAAGGTGCGGCTGGTGATTTGAATCCATATGGATTTCTACCACTTACCTTGGCAGTAGTTAAAAAAATGGGTGATGATCCTAAGAAAACTGAACTCCAAGAAAATACTCCAATGTACTATACCTATCGTGAGATAAGACGATGGTTGAAGACATATAAATTACATAGACATTCCCGTGCTGCATTTTTTAGATTAAAGCCTGGAGATAGTGTAGGACGCCATATTGATGAGGGTACATATTATTTAACAAGAGACAGATATCATCTGTCTCTATTAGGAACTTACGAATATACAGTAGGTGAGGAAATGCATGTTATTGAGCCTGGAACTTTCTTTTGGTTCAATAATAAGAAATACCATAGTGCTTATAATAACGGTAATATTGATAGGGTAACATTTGTTTTTGATGTTCCCAAAAGTAAAAGGAATCCATGAAATGCTACAAGTGATTGAGAATTGTTGCTCTACGTCATATCTTGATATGCTAAAATTTGCAGCAATGAATAGTAGTAATTGGAATCTCAAATATCCGATTGGTATGCCGTTTGAAGATAAGCATCTAAAACTTGATATTATTGAAAATGAGCCCGTGAATGAATTATTAGCTGGAATGGCAATGGGACTTCTTATTCAGATTTATGATAAGAGAAGTGATTTGTTTTATCCAGAGGTTTCATATTGTGGTATAAGTATGAAGGACAAACATCGCTTGGATAATACGCATATAGACCATGAGCATGATAAGGATTATATTAAGATTGTTGGATTGCTAAACAGTAATTGGAATTCCAAAGACGGTGGATTATTTCTGCATGGTGATGAAGCAATTCCTATGGTGCCCACTCATTTTGTTGTGTTTGATCCCAGAGTTCCCCATTCAGCCTCAAAAATTACTACGCATGAAAAGCGATTGGGAATTGATTTTACAGTAAAGAAAAAATAGTGAACTCTAATTGGTATGGTGGATATATGGATAATTTTGTTAGAATTTATAATGATGTAATGACTGATGAGAAGTGTCAATATTTTGTTGATAAATTTGAAGCCCATCCAGAAATGCAAGAGATACAAGATTGTGGTGAAGGAAAAACTTTGACTGTGTTGAATTTAATGTCTTCTCCTGATACTCCATTTAGAGAAGATTTGGATTTTCTTAGTAATTTGTTTATGGAAAATGTTGAAAAATATAAAAAGGATTGTCGTATAAAATCATTTCAGTTTCCAGAAAAATTTGGTGTAGAAGCATTTAAAATAAAAAGATATTTACCGAATACAACAGATGAGTTTCCTGCTCATGTTGATGTTAGAGACTATGCGACTGCTAGACGTTTTCTGGTTATGTTTGCCTATCTTACAGATAATTATGCAGGGCAAACAGAGTTAGAAGTTTTAGCTGGATCGTCACCTTGTCGGAGAGGGTCTATTTTACTCTTCCCTCCAATGTGGCCGTGGATACATGCTGGAAAAGCACCTGTGAAAAATCCAAAATATATCATTGGGAGTTATTTACATTATGTCTGATATAAAAGATAGGTATATGTTTGTTTCACGAAAAGACGAAGATTTTGCTTCCATCATGATTAAAGATGGAAAGTTCAAGGATGTAATATATAATTATGGTAAGGTATCAATTCCAGAAGAAGACAATTTAAATGAAGATGGAACCTTGCCTTTTTGTTTTGAATATAATATAATAGACAATGTAGGAATACCAAGAGAAGAATTCGATGAAGAATTCTTTACTTTCATCGGTGATATTCTAGTTGATATCATAAATGAACAATCAGAGGAAGATACTATTGCAAACGATTGAACGAACAGCCCTAACACAGCTTGTAACCAATGAGCAGTATGCTCGTAAAGTATTGCCATTCATGAAGAAAGCCTATTTTGCTGATAGAACGGAAAGAACTGTCTTTGAAGAGATAACAAAGTTTGTAGATAAGTATAATAAAATTCCAACACAGACTTCTCTGGAAATTGAGGTACAAGGAAGAAAAGATTTAAATGAGGATGAGTATAAGAAAGTTGTTGCTGTCATACAGACACTCAGCTCTACGGATGTAGATTTTGATTGGTTAGTAGATACCACAGAAAAGTTTTGCAAAGATCGTGCGATATATAATGCTATTGTTGAAGGCATATCTATTATTGATGGAAAAGATAAAGATCGTGGGCCAGATGCTATTCCCAACATTCTTACTGATGCCTTAGCTGTTGGCTTCGATAATAGGGTGGGGCATGACTACCTACTTGATTCAGAATTACGTTTTGATTATTACCACACAATAGAAAAGAAGATTCCATTTGATCTGGAATTTTTTAATAAGATCACAAAAGGTGGACTTCCACCTAAAACATTAAATATTTGTTTGGCAGGAACAGGTGTAGGTAAGAGTTTGTTTATGTGTCATGTTGCAGCAAATTGTCTTAGTCAAGGTAAGAATGTTCTGTATATTACATTGGAGATGGCAGAGGAACGCATTGCAGAACGTATTGATGCAAACCTTATGAATATTTCTATGGAAGATTTACATGATCTACCCAAGCAGATGTTTGATAATAAGATTGCCAAGATTATCAAATCAACTTCTGGAAATCTTATTGTCAAGGAATATCCAACTGCATCAGCTCATACAGGACATTTCAGAGGACTGATTAAAGAACTTGCTATCAAGAAATCATTTAAACCCGATATTATTTTTATAGATTATTTGAACATTTGTGCATCTAGTCGATTTAAAGGAGCACAAAATGTTAACTCTTACATGTATGTTAAAGCAATTGCAGAGGAACTTAGGGGATTGGCAGTTGAAACAAATGTACCGATTATGTCAGCAACACAAACCACTAGATCAGGTTTCGTATCTTCAGATGTTGGTCTTGAAGATACGTCTGAAAGTTTTGGCTTACCCGCTACGGCTGATTTCATGTTTGCACTCATTTCTAATGAAGAACTTGATGAGCTCAACCAAATCGCAGTCAAGCAACTCAAAAACAGGTACAACGATCTAACAGTGAATAAACGATTTGTCATTGGAATTGATCGTGCAAAAATGAGATTGTTCGATGTTAAAACGTCTGAACAGGATGATCTTGTAGATAGTGGCCAAGAAGATTTCGAAACACCCGTATTTGATAACACAGATTTCAGTGGATTTAAAGTTTGATCTGATACTCACTAAACTCTGTGTTATATAAATAGTTTAAACATTACGCATGGAGATATTGAATGAGTTATTTGCAACCATATGTTCGGCAACTTAGGCCAAGAACAGAAAACTACATTCCCCCTGTAGATAAAATTCAGAATTTTTTAACAGAATCTTCTCTCGGGCCTAAAGTGTTGAGCCAACCAGCAGGTCAAGGGCCAAATTCAGGTCAGCCACGTATTGAAATATTTGTTGATAAAATTAAAAGGGGTGAAGATCATATTCTTACTGATGGCACTACCATTATCATTAAACAAATAACTTTGCGTGATAAAACCTATAATAAATCCAATATATCTCAATTAATACAAGATTTTGAAGATAATTCTAAAGGAATTAAGATCAGTGATCCTAAAATTTCGTGGGAGGATTTGGCAAAAACGCCAGAATATGGCGGCCAAGGCGGCGGAAAGAAAATATCTACAAGTACACAAGAATTAATGACAGCAACAATAGTATTGTTGGGTAAGAAATATGATGCTTCAGAAATTGATGTTAAGGATGCTGAGCAGATAATTAAAGCTGCTGAAGGAAAATGGAATGATGTTGTAGGATCAAAAGGTAAAGAAAGTTTATTAAAACAATTTACAAGTAACTGGTATGATCTTGCAACGGCAATTTCTTCTGCAAATGCAATATTAGAAATTGTTCCAAAACCAACTAGTGTATTTTGGACAGGACAATCATGGGATGATGAAATTGCTCCATTTAATCCACCGATAGGAAATATTAAAGATTATAATTCTTCTGATATTGTTGTTAAAGGGAATAATAAGTATTATGGTTTTTCATTAAAAAAGAAGGCTGCTTCAAAAGATCAAGACCCAACTTTAATTAATAAACCAATTACAGGTAAAAAATCTTTGTTGAAAGATTTTATTCCAGCAGACGATATGGCAAAAATTGAAAAAGCAAAGGTATTATTTTTTATAAGAATGTTAGCTGCTTGGCCAAAATTCCAAAAGTCCAAGGATAAATCCGGTAAAGAACATGGTAAAACTGCATATACTCTTATTAGAAAAATGTCTGATAAAGAATTTGGAGATTGGATTAGAAAAATTCCAAATGATTTTGCTAATGATATGCTTGCTGGCCGAGGTGCTAGCGGTAGAAGAAATATATTTTGGAGAGTAGTCAATAAAATCTTGATGAAAGATTCTAAGGTAATGATGGTTGCATTTATGAAACTTATATTTAAAGTTGATCTTCAACCTATTTTAGATGAGACTAATGAATTTGAATTTTTCCTTCTTACTGGAATAGGAAAACGTAAAGGAGATGTCATTGGAGTAGAACCAGCTGAAGTTAAAGATTTACCATCGACAATCGAAGCATTAACTGCAATTTTTCTTCAAGATAATATAAAATTAGGACAAACAATAGATGATAAGGGAAAAATAAAACCTCTTCCTTGGGAATATACGGGAAAGAAAGCTCCAGCAAAATTGTTTTATACCATATATAATGGAAGTAAACCTTTACTTAATTTAGAATTGCGGTATAAAGGGTCTAAGACAGCAGAACCACAATTTCAAGCAACCGCAACACCTGTTTTCAAAAACCTTATGGGTGGTAAAAAATGAAAACCTTTAAAGAGTTATATGAGGCCTTAGATTTCGCACCTACGCATTCATTAAGTTTATCGGAACTTATTTTTACTCATGCAATGGGCGGGTCAGATATGTCCGATACCTCTTATGTAAGAGGTGGCCCCGGTTCGCCAGCAAATAGTATGTGGTTGCCTCTATCTGGTTCCATGTTTAAAAGAATATTCCCGAAAGAAGTTAGAGCAACAGTTTTTCATGTAACAAGAATGTCTAATTTTGATCAGTTGTATGAAATCCAAAACTCAAGGCGTTCCATATCTGCTTTTACGAATATGAATAGAACGCCGATTTATAGGGGCGTGCAGGGCGGTAGTGGTCTTGTCGTTGAAGTGGATGGAAACATTCTTGCAGCAGCCAGAGAAGACCTTATGTCTATTCCCGAAACATCTGGTAGAAGGATGATGGCGTTCAATTGGTTCAGAGGGCCGTGGGGTTCAGACAATGTAAAGAAAATGCAAAAAGGGCTTGAAATACTATTGAAAGTATTAATAAAAAAATATGGAAAATCGTTTGATGGAGATGAACCAAAAGGTAAAGATGATTTTGAAAAATGGATGTACATGCATGGGACGTATAAAAATTCTAAAGTAAAAAATGCTGGTAAAATAATGCAATCTCTTATAAAGGATTATTTGGATGGTGTTGAGAAAGTATTCAAACAAAATTCCAAACAGGTTCAAGATGTATTGACTCGTTATATGCAACACCGCAAAACTGATGATATCTGGGATGAAATTGTAACTGATGATTTTGAAATCAAAAAGGTATGGATAATTGAAGATTCAGATGAAATGATGCCTGGTGATGCTAAAGAGTTTAAATCTAATATATCGATTACAAAGTTACCAGTTGAGATTACTAATGGCCAGAAGATGGAAGCACATGTAAGGAATGTTGCAATGAAAGCAACAGGTAGGTCATAATGATTGGTTTCAAAGATATGCTCACAGAAGACAAGGGTGGAAAGAACCTTCACCTTGAACATCTAGAAGATGAGATCATCAACTATGGTGTTGATGGTGGACGTGCTGCACTTAACTTCCTACTCTCTCTTAGAAATATGTTGGCTGGTGGAAGTCGTTCTTCTGTAAACATGACTGTAAAGTGGGACGGAGCTCCTGCTATATTTGCTGGTATAGACCCAGAAGATGGTAAATTCTTTGTTGCGAAAAAGTCTGTATTCAACGTCAGCCCCAAACTCTATAAGACAAATGCAGAGATTGATGCAGATTTATCTGGAGTTCTTAATTCAAAGTTTAAGGTTGCTCTTGAAGAGTTTTCTAAATTAGGCATTAAAAATGTTATTCAAGGCGACCTTATGTTTACGGATGATGTTTCCACAGATACTATTGATGGAACCAAGTATTATACTTTTCAGCCCAACACCATCGTTTATGCTATACCTGTTGATAGCAAATTAGGTGCAATTATCAATAAGGCAAAGGTTGGTATTGTCTGGCATACCACATATACAGGTGATGCATTACAAGATATGAAAGCATCATTTGGTGCAAACATATCCTCATTGAAGAAACCATCAAACGTATGGATGGATGATGCAACATACAAAGATACTTCTGGCAGGGCAACATTTACAGAGACAGAGACAGAAAAAGTTACTGCTGTACTATCACAAGTTGGAACTACATTTAGGAAAATTCATTCGGGACAATTAAATTCATTTCTTAAATTACAAGAAAGTATGACCGGGGCCCTTGCCGGTGCATCATTAAAGACGTATAATAATAGTATGGTTCGTGCTGGTGAAAAAATAACAAATCCTATGTCACATGCTAAAGGATATGAGGCTTGGGTTTGG